CTCGGGTTGAAGTTACAACTCTTGTCATTGATGTTTATTCTGACGAATAAACCGGGACAACCTATGCTTTAATGTAACCCTGGTGGGTTGCACCTCAGCATACGGCAACTCAAGACCTTTGGACGGGTCTGAGAGAGCCATAGGTATATCCTTGAGGCCTTCTAGGAAATACTCGTAATGTTTACGAGCGTAACCTAACCTTAGGAATACAGACTTAACCTTCTCGTCGAAGGTTGTAACCTCCTGAAGGACTTCATCAGCAATGATGAAGTTCTTTAGGTCGTTAGTCAAATGTTTATAATCAGCATAAAGTTGATTATGTACATGTCGACTTAGACCTGTCAGGGAGTCCAACACCCTCTCCTCGAAACATAACTTCAGTCCAGCTTCAACCATCAATTCAAGGTTTGATCCTTGATATGACCAGTTTAGGCCGAACGGATGTATGAAATCCGGGATGTGTGCAAATACATTCAGAATTTCATTCTGTTTCTTGGAAAGAAGGAGTCTGATCCGTGGGCCTATGTGCCGAGCAAGATCAAGGAAATTATCATCAGATACAGCTCTCCACTTTAATTGTGGATAAGTGTTATCAGATGTAATAACCTTTCCAGCGAACTCAGCAAGTTCACTAGAAATTAAGGTCTTGTCGGTTGCATAGGGGCAGCCTAACTTCTGGAGAGTTGATATATAATCATCGAACAATTTCTTGTCCAAGATTATAACATCATCTCCCAAGACAAAGAACTGATGGTCATACTCTTTACCCAACAGGGTTTGGAGTAACATACCATGAGTAAGTGTAAACGTAAAGAATGAAGGATTGAACCCAAGGGGTTGTCCTTTACTCCAACGAATAACACCTAATTCCGATTTCCAGTTAGCCCGTGAAACATCACGAAATAGCTGTATATAGGAACAATCTTTGCCATAGATCGTTTCCAAAGCGATCTCTTGAAGTTCATATGGGAAGTAATCAGTGGCAGAAGATAAATCTACAGAGTAGACAATCTTATGCTGACTTAATGCTTCTTTTATGAATTGGCTTGCCTTACCTTGATCATGGGTACAGTCCCAATCAAGAGTAGACACAAGTTGACCTAAATCTTGCTTAAGTGGTTGTGAAGCCACTTGAAACAATCTATAGGGTGAAGCAATGCTTCTCAACTTATATCCAGGCTCCTGAAGGAAATGAACCTCACCTGCAACCATTGGACCATGAGAAATATCATCAACATGAACGGAGTCACAAACTTCGTTAAAGTTGATCCCTCTAAAGACATGGGAATAAATCCCATTCCAAAGAGATTTCACATGCTTCAATGTCTCCTCGTTATCTAGGAGATAAATCTCCAAAGGTAATAAAGAAGATTGTTGCACGGATCCAAATTGAGATGTTGGGGCTCGCTTATTAGGCGATCCTCTACAAGTCAATAAGGATTGAGGCTTTCCATGAATGGTTCTCCGACGGACACAAGACTTGACCGTTCGAACGAAAGAACGGGCCAAGGACTCTGGTATTACTACCGGAGCAGCATTGACAGCTATTAAGAATTTCTTCTTCTGAGTATCTGTTAACTTAACAGATGTCCAGTGAGAATAGGCCATAAAGGCGTTAAGAACTTTAGAAAAGTTCTTATCGGACTTTAATGCCCATCTCAGTAGCGAGCCAACAACGCCCTTGAAGTCACCATGACGATTCCTTGCCAAAGGAGTGGTCACAGGAGATTTCGAGCGTAGCTGAATAAGTGTAAGTTTAAGTGCCTTACAGCGCTTAACTGTCCACTCTTCACCGCTGCATCGTGTCCACTTACTCAACAAATCCGCAAAAGGATTTATCGAATAAGCCGGAATACCAACAACAGAGAGACGTAACGTCAAACCCGATTGCTGAGCTCCATTAGTGGAGTTCATAACAATGGTCCTTTCTGGTATTAAACCATAGGGATTCTTGTCCAATCAGGTGGTAGACGATACCACTCTCGGGTTAGTCGGACTCCTGTATACCCATTAGTATGGGGGTGACTACAAGGACTATCACATCAATCATGATGCTGAAGGTTCCTTCTTACCAGATTGAGTAGAACCGGGTACCTTGGTGGAAACCAAAGCATTCGATATCGCTGATACCAAATAAGTTCTGAGTGCAGTGATCTGATCTTTAGGCAGTACGCTGAAATTTCCGCTTTGAGCGGATTCAGACGATACCTGAATTTCAGTAACGGCATCTAGAGCCTTTAAGGCCTCAGCTAATCGTTGTGCGCGGTATACACCTCGTATAACGGATCGCTCATGACGGGAGAAGATTGAATCTTCAACCATCATATCTTGAGTAATAGCCATCTTGTTCACCTCCTTTCTTGGGTAGACAGG